TTGAGCCCGCGAATTTTGGCGTGCGGATCACGCATTTCGACCGTCAGAACATCATTCATCAGCCACGTCTCGATCATGCTTTCCGCAAGCTGCGGAGCGATCTGGAACGACGTATTCATGATCTTCGGGGCATACCTTCCGGAGCGCTTTGACTGTGGCTCGAAGGACCACGGCTTGCCGGACAACCAGGCTTCGTTAATGGCTTGGACGATGCGCCGGCAAGTATCCTTGTCCGGCCAATGCTGATGATCGGGTGCCGCTGTGGCTACCTCGGGGACCAGTGTGGATGCCTGTTTCAGGCCATCCATCCATTCGATTTTCTCAAGCTTAAGATAGAGCGGCTGAGCTTCCTCGCCATCCTTTTGCTTCTCGGTGAGAACGGTAACGATCTTGCTGTTGTCGTCGCGTTTCAGGTGCAGCACGGCGTCGCCCGCGCCTTCCAGCGCGGTCGAGCCGCGCATACCGCGATCCTCGTCCTTGCCGCTGTGGTGAACACCGATGACGGCCACTCCGCAGGCTTCCTTGATCGCATCGCAGGCCGCGACGAACAGACCCATTTCCTTGGAGGCGTTTTCTTCGGCACCTGGAAGAACACGGGCGACGGTATCGACGACGACAAGCCGCGCATTGCCGACAACGGCTTTGACCGTGCGGACCAGTTTCGCGACGTCGTCCGGTTTCATGAAATTGACCGCACGCGGCAACAGCCGGAACAGTTCGCCGTCAATCTTCATGTCGTGGTGCAGGTGCCAGCCACGAACGCGGTTGCGATAGCCGCCCTTGCCTTCGCCGGCGATGTAAAGGACGCCGCCCTGCTTGCACTCCTTGCCATGCCAATCGAGGCCGTAGGCAATGCGTAGCGCCATATCGAGCGAGATGAAGGATTTCCCCTTGCCGGGTTTACCGTAAAGGAACGTCAAGCCTGTCTCCGGGACTAGGCCCTCTACCAGCCACGTCGGCGGCGGAATGGCGTCGATCTCGGATACCGAGAGCGTTTCGTAAATGTCATCGGCCGGCGCATCGTCGCCAAAGACGGCATCGGCAACGGATTGTTGCGGATCAGGTGCTCTTGATTCCTGCCACCCCACGGCTTCCGGCTTGACGCCGATCTGATCACACAGCCAGAACGCCGCCGCCTTGGCGTCTGGCGCGCCGCCGTGCTCGATCACAATATCAACCGGTGTCCGCTTGCCTTGGCGCGCGTCGCCCATGTCGTGAACGCCGAAGTCCACGATTCCGGTCGGCGCGATGGACAAATCCTCTTCGAGGTTACGGCCAAGCTCTTTCGACGAGATGCGCCACGCACCGGTGCCGGTCTGGAAATGGGCCGCGCTACCGAACACGGCTGGCACCCAGGCTCCGGTGTTGCGGAGCGCCAGATCGTTGGTTTGACGGAAGAAGGTCGAGCGATCAGCGGCCGGCTTTACCGCGTTGAGCGAGGCTGCAAGTTTCGGGGCCGCTGGCGCTACAGGCGCGGCCACCGGTGCGGCCGGCGCCGGGAACGCGGAAGATAGTGCCGCCATGGTGTAACGACTCTGGCCGGGCTCCCTGAGCGGCACGATGCTGGTGAGTTCGACGGTGCGGCCCGGTTTCACCGGCCACGCTACGGTGCCGGCGAGGCGCATGACGCGCGCCGGATTCGTGACGCTGGTATCGGCCGCCATTGCCGCCGACATAGCTTTGAGCAGTTCCGGCCATTGCGTCGTATCGGTGACAGGCTCATCCAGCCGCCACCAGAGTTGCGCGCGGGTATGCGGCTCGCGGCCGGTGACGACAACGAGCGTCGGCTTGTTGTCGCCATAGATGTTCTTTGCCGCCGTCGCGGTGCCGGGATCATCAAGATCGACATAGGCGGCGGTCAGCGCGAAAGCGTCGGCATCCTTGGTCCGCCCGAACGGCGCTGTATCGGGGTGACGGAGCGCCGCACCGATATAGACGTTACACATGGGCGTCGCGTTCAATCGCGCCGCTTCTGCGACAAGGGCGGGAAGATTACTGATGCTGAAAAGCTGGGCGTGACGGAGGCGATACCGGCCGGCGTCGTCGGGTGTCGTGTCGGTCCAAGCCAGTTCGACAAGGCCAGCCGGCGCACCGCCGAACAGGTGTTCGACGTGCTGCGTCATTGCCTCGATGTCCGGCTGGAACATCGGCGTCACGGTCGCTGTAGCTGTTTGCCCCACGTCGTCCACTATCCGGCTATCTGTTCCTTGCCTCTACTCGTTACGCGGTGATCTGGTAGAGTGACCGGGCCGCAGTGGGTCCGGTCACGTTGTCGGAGCGAAGTTGGGGCCTAACCAAAATCGCCTGCGTCAGCCATCGCGGCCTGCTGCGGCACCTGCGCCGGCTGCGTCGGCGCCGAAACCTGCGTCGATCCGGTCGCCGGCGCCGATGGGCTGGGCTGGGTCTGCGGTGCGGTGCCGGCCAGCGGCTGCGGACGATCGATCCAGTTCACGATGGCGAAGTTGGGCTTGTAGTTCGTGGACTGGCCCGACTTCACCGGCGAGACGCCGCTGATCTTCACGACAGGCAACTTGCCCGCCTTGCTTTCGGCCGCACCGGTGAAGGCGTCGTGCAGAGCGTCCATCGCCTCGATGACGCACCCCGCCGCCGATCCGAGCACCCGCAAGCCGCCGCCTCCGCTGTTCTTGTCGAGCAGAAGATCGACTTCGAACCCCTGCTTGAAGGCAGGTTTGCCGTCGCTGTTCTTGTCCTCGGGACGCGGCGGAATGGCTTCCTGACCGAGCACGACGAGGCGGCGAATCGGTCCTTGTGAGGTGTAGTTGATCCATCCGACGCGAATATTGGCGAGGTCCATCACCATCTGAGCGGTGTTGGTGATCTCGTGCGATTCCGACGAGAACGTGCCGTCGCTGTGCTGGACGCGATCCATCCGAAACAGACGCCCGGCCTTTGCATCGTATTTCACATACGGCTTGATATCGCCGCCGCTTCCACCAGTAGACAAACCGAGAGCCATGTGGCTTCTCCTTCTTCAACAAAAGCTGCGATCAGGCCCGCAGCGTTGCCAATCCCTCGCGGGAATCTCAGATGCCCCAATGCTCGAAAGCCAACTGACGGTTCGGGCCGCCCCAGTAGAAGCTTTCAAGATCGGGGACGATGATCGATTTGAAGAACTGTGGATCGTCGGACAGCGACAGCATCTTCTCGACGCGCAACGCGATCTGATGCAGCGCGTGACGATGCTCGCGGATATTCTCGACGCGATAGGTCGCAACTTTCTTCGGCGTCACGTAGGTGAGCCGACCGTCCATATTGTCGGTCGAGGCGTAGAGCGCGACCTGGCGCGCGTGCGGTACCTTGTTCTGCGACGGCAGTTTTTCGGTTGTCTTGAGATCCACGATGATGCCGTGATCCGCCCATTCGTAATCGAAGTAACCGACGATCGGCAACGCTAATCCTTCCGGCTTCCACTCGACGAATCCTTGAGTGCGGCTGGGAACGCCGTAGGGGCGAAGCTCCTTCAACGCCTGCTCCACCATGGCCGGTATGGTTTCGCGGTAATCCTGCCGGCGCGCGTCGCCGGACAGCGCGGAAACCGTATCGTACTTCTTGAAGGCGGCATCGATGCAATCGGACAGTGGCGCGTCCGGCTTGAGCAGGCCGAGCGTCACGCCTTCTTCAACGCCGGTGCCACGATGCGCCGGCGCGCCGACCTGCTGGCGAACGCCAATGACCTTTTCGAGAATGAACAATGCCGGCGAGGCGCAGAACAGGTTCAGCGACGACGGAGAGTGGCGAGTTATAAAGCTCATGCTGCGGTGCTCCACGGAAACAAGACTTCGAGGCCGTATTTGGCGATCAGCGCGGCATCGGCGCGGTTGTGGTCTTTCTTGCGCGCGAAGCTGGCGGCGCAGGCCGGGAAAAGTTGCAACGCCTTGGCGCGCGCTTCGTCCTTTTCGGCCGCGAGATTGAAACGAGACTTCCACTTGCGCGGCGTGACGTAGTGCAGCGGCACATTATGGGCGCCGAGCACGCCAAGCGCCTGACCGTAGGACTTGCCGAACTTGAATGTAGAGGCCACGCCCTGTCCCGGCATCGAGGCGACAAACTCGATGACTGCATAGGACGGCGCGTACTTCTTGATGATCGCTGACAGCAGCGGCGCGCAAATGTCACCATCGGCGGTCGGCATATCTTCAATAGCAACCCGGTTCGGATCGTTCTGGAAGATGAATGCCAGAGCGCCGGACAAGCCGGGATCGATACCGCAAATGCAGCGATCAGACATTGTTGGCCTCCTTCGCCCACGACCTGTCCCGCACTGTCGATGGGCGGTCATCGGTGCCGACACTCCGGAGCTCGAACGAGATAAGGAAAACTATGCAGCAGCCCGCGTGCCACAGGTGCGACATGCCGGTTTCGGGATCTGCGCGCTCGCCTTCGAACCACGCGGTCAGATGACGTTGCAGAGCCGCGAATGGGCGCGACCACGCCATACCGTTTTCCCAATTGCGCGGCGCATATTTGTCGGCACCGAACCGCAGCACCTTAACGATGGCGCGGAAGGCGTCCCACGGCGCCAGGTGCCAAGGGTCCTTACCGCCGTCATCCTTGCGGCCCTCGGCCAGCTTCGCCGTGCGGTCGGTCGTGATCATGCCGCTACCTCGCGGGTACGAGCGCCGATCACGATGGCTTTGGATTCCGGGTCGATCTTGTAGCCTTCGCCGTGAACCGTATGGATCGTGATGCCGAATGGCTTCAATTTCTGGCGAAGCCGGCAGACGATGACGGAGACGAGATTCCCGCTGCCAGTTGAATCCCAACGTCGCGCTGCGGCGAACAGGACCTCATTCGACCGAAAGCCGCCTTGAGCACCGATCAGCGACGTGAGAACGCGCTTTTCGCCGGGGCTCAAATTCCATTTTGCCGGGAAGCGCGCCGTTTCCGTGCAGCGCATGGCGTCACGGAGTTGGCGGTTTTCTTCTTCAAGAAACTCGACGCGCTCAGCGAGGTTCATGGTGTTCAGTCCTCCGCCGTTCCAGCGCTTTCCGTTCGCGCCTTAGCTGCCACCATTCTCTCAATAGGCGTAGTAGCCGCATCGATATCCCTCTTGAGCGCTAGAATTGCTGCACGCTCCGTCTCGATCTCTTGTTCAACGCGGGCACATACTTTGTTGTAGTGGCTGATCAGATTCCAACCGACCGACCACCTCGGCTCTTTTGCTTCCGAGCCGTTGATGAATTTCCTGATCCAATCGGCGGACGTGCCAACGGTTTGCGCGACTTGCGCGTAAGCAGCCATTCGAGAACCCGTCTGACGTTCCGCACGCTCAACCAGCGCGTTCGCTGCCGATCTCGTGAGTGCCATCGTTGCTGCTGCATTACTCATTGGCGATTTTTCACCACTCTTTGGTTCCACTTGAACAATCCCTTCATGCACAGTTGCGACATGAAGGACGCGACTAACGAACTCGATACTTTTCAACCGATCGGCCTGGCCGCCGCTCGGGTGCTAGAACTTGCAGAACAACAGAAAGTAGATCGCGACGGTGAAACCCACGCCCGTCGCACAGATCAGGAGAACACCCGCGACAACGGCAGCGATATCGATCAGCGCCGAGTAGCAACGGGATAGGAATGATGGATTGCGCGAAGCCCCCTCGCGCATGTCGAGACGCGAGCGGTCGGACATTGCCCCGTAGGCCGCTCGCGTGCTCTCGTTGTGGTAGGTGATCAGCATGACTTGGCGACCTCGCTATTGGCCGCTTGCCGTAGCATCTCAATGAGGTGATCTGCCTCCGAGCGGCGCATCGTGACGCCGGAACGGATCAAATGATGCGCGTTGAGACGGGCAGAAAGGACCTGCAATGCGGCGCGCTGCATGGAGGTCATGCTGGCACCCATGTCTGGCTTTCGCCGGCAAAGAGGCCGTCGCCTGCCGGCAGAAGCTCTTTCGCGGCAATGACCGCCTCGGCAGCATCCTTGCGAACGATGCGGCCACTCGGCTCAAGGAAAAAACGAATTTCAGGAGCGGTTGACGTGTCGGAGGATAGAGACTTGCAAAGACGCTGCTCAGTTGAACGGATGAGTTTGGCGAGGTTGAAGCCGCGAAGACTGAGGCGCGGGCGACAACCGCAGGACGTAACCAACCCATGACGAAGCGTGACGCCAGCAATGTGAGCGACACCACCGCAGGCAGAGCAATCGACGGTCCACTTTCGCGCGCGGACGCCCTTCACCTTTTCATCGAGACAGCGGACAGTGAGATGCCCATAGGTTTTGGCGGTGATATCGACGCGATTTTTGCCGATGGTCATGACGCAAGCGCCTCCGCTAGTTTGGCCTGTTCAAGGAGACTTTCACGGAAGAAACGAATGCGATTGTCAGGAGCGCAGATCGCGGTATCGCAATCATTCCAGCGCTCAGCGACCGACACGCGATGACGGCGCGCCGCGTTAACCGAACGGAAGGTTTCGCCGTCACTCCACCACTGGCCGTTGATGACGATGACGACGCGATATCCGCTCATTGCCCAGCCCTCCGTGGCAGCAGCGCCCATGCAAAAGCAAACGGCAGGATGGCAATGCCAATGGTGGAGAGGGTTTCGAGGGTCATGCGGCGCTCTCCGTCTCGTCGTCCGGGAACGTCATGAAGAACCAGCTATCGTCCCATGGAAGGCGTCGGCTGATCGCCGCGCTGCGGATGCGCTCCATCTCGTCGCGATTAGGCTCCGATCCAGCCTCGCTCTCCCAGCGCGAAACGGTCGGTTGGCTGACGCCGGCGACCTCCGCGAAGGGAGCCTGCTTAAGCTGGAAAATTCGGCGGCGGATGTATTCGACTGCGTTCATGATGATGCATCATGCGCATATGAATAGCTCCCCGTCAACAATTATTCGCAGGCGTATTGGATTGCCGCGATGCAGCAGTGCATAATTTAGGGATGGCGACCGAAACAGACTACCGCGCCTTGGTCCGCGCCGTCCAAGCTAAGACCGGGGAAAATCAGGCGAAACTTGCTGAGCGCTTCGGCGTATCTCAGCCCACAATCTCACGCTGGCTGAACGGAACCCCACCGGAACTGCACCATGCGGCCATCATCGACGGTGTGGCGCGCGATTTACGATTAGGTAACCGTAAATACGGTGTTAACATGGCAACCGTCCCGATCGTCGGTTACGTTGGCGCCGGGGGCAGTATCTCTTTCGAAGGAGGCCAAGGCCCCTTCGGAGAGGCCGATATGCCGCCAAAAGACGGAAAACCGTCACTCGTTGCCGTGATAGTCCGTGGCGACAGCATGTCCGGTATGCTAGAAGATGGTTGGACGATCTATTATGACAACCGCCGCGATCCGCCCGACGAAACTCTCCACGCCAAGCTGTGTATTGTCGGCCTTGCAGACGGCCGGGTGTTGATTAAAAAGCTCTACCCCGGCCGCAAGCGCGGACACTATGACCTCCACTCAGTAAACGCCCCTGCCCTTCTAGATCAGCCTGTCACATGGGCGGCGCGGATCACCTGGATCGCCCCAAAATAGCTGAGCCCACTAGATGCATACCGCGCATACATCTTTAGTCTAAGATATTTTTATTCACATGTGTATTGACGACGCTCCATGCATATGCGAATATGCATCCATCAACCAACGATGGAGCCGGGCAAGATGGCCGCCAAGATCGCCCTTTCAATCCAGACAGGAATCCCGCTGCCGACGCGCGAAGCGTTGGTGAATCTCATCCCGTGGGATGAAATCAAGGTGGGTAGTTCGTTCCCGGTCACGAGGGACTTCGGGGACTTCCCTGTGCAGCGCCTCCGCACCGCGATTGATTATCGCCAGAAAATGACAGGTGAGCGCTTCTCGGTCCGCAAGACTGCCGAGGGCTACCGCTGCTGGCGAACGGCATAACGGGAGCCGCCGCCATGCAGACCCCCGAACTGTTCATTGTCATGATCGACTACGGCAAGCTGGGTCGTGAGGCCATTGTCGATCCAAACCATAGCTGGTCCGACGCGCTGGAAACGGTTCGCGCCGCCATCGGTGACAAGAACCCGGTTTCCTACGTCCTCCACATTCATGACGGCGTGTCGGAAAACCGGACGCTGGAAGCCTTGGAGCTTATCGCCAAGGAAGCGATGGCGGCCTGTGTCGAGCCTGAGCGCGACGAAACCGAGCAGCGCATTGTTGATTGGCTGCGCGATCATAACCGCGACGAGCGCAAGCATTGGGTGGCCGCATGAGCACCACCCACACCCCCGGCCCGTGGCATGCTGACAAACTGCCGAGCGGCGATTATCGCATCATCTACAACGCGACCAGAAACTGGCTTGCCAAGGTCTATTGCGACGGCGAAAGCGAAGCTGCGAAGGCCGATGCCGCGCTGATCGCAGAAGCCGGGACGATATTGCACGAAACCGGCCTGACGCCTCGCCAGCTTGCAGAGCGGTGCAAGGAGTTGGAGGGGGTGCTCACCTTCGTGCAGTCCGATCCGTGCTTCCCTTTGCTGGGCAGCGTCACCAAGGATGACGTGCACGCCGCCCTTTCCAAGGCGCAGAAAGGCGGGGTGTGAGCCATGGAACTCCACCAGTCTCAACTTGCCCCGTCTGAGAACAAGTTTCATGTCGGCAATGGATCGGACGGAAAGCACTATTGGCTGACGCCGCCAGACGTGTATGCGGCGCTCGATGCTGAGTTTAATTTTGATTTCGATCCTTGCCCGTATCCATTGCCAGAGGGTTTCGATGGCCTGACCTGCGAATGGGGCCAATCGAACTATGTCAACCCGCCATTCGGCTCGATACTGCGCTTCAAGCGCCAAGACTGCCGCCACGAAACCGAGACTAAGAAATCGCGGACCTGCATTCATTGCGGAGAGGTTGGAAGAAAACTTGGCCCGACAGCTTGGATCCGCAAGGCAATCGCAGAATGCGGCAAGGGCAAACGAACCGTTCTCGTTTTCCCGCTCGATAAATGGGTGCTGATGCTTCTTAAGGCATGCCTCGGCGATCATGCTCAAGTGCGAAATCTCGGCGATGTGAAGTGGCTGGCGACCGAAGATGGATCCGCCGGTAAAGGCACCGGCCGGCACATCGCGTGCTTCATCTTGGAGCCCGACCATGCTTAGCCCAGACCTCATTGCCGATCAGGCGATTCTCACGGTCTCGGCATGGCAGCGCGAGACCTCGCAACAGATGGCGGACCGTCTTTTGCCTATCTGGCAGGCCCGCCGAGATTTGCCGCCCGAACAGCGTCTCAACGACAACCACCAGGATCACTACAACGCCACGCTCGAAGCGGGGCGCGGAATTTTCGGGAGCGACCAGCATGTTTAGGGTGGGGCAGAAGGTAGTGTGTGTGGATTTTTCACCCAGTTCTCGGGGCATTCCCATGCCATTCGTAAAAAGCCACGTTTACACGGTGTCGAACACTGTGACGACTTGGGAGGGGCAAGGCATTGAGGTTGCGGAAATCGAAACGCCCACCGTCGCCGGACACTTCCGAGCGTGGAATAGCCGCCGCTTCCGCCCCATCGTCTCGCGCCCGACCTCTATTGCTGTATTCGAGGAAATCCTGCGGAAGGTGAATGCGCCGGGTCGGGTGACGGAGGTGGCGCGTCATGGCTAACGCTCCGCATCTCAAGATTTTCAACACACTCGGCGAATACATCGGGTGCGTGAAGCATTACGAGGATGCCGCGTGTCTCGTCGCCAGCTATGGGGCTGGTGCAACTGTCCGATTTGGACACAGCAAGCGTCACACGCTTTGGAGTGAAGGCGCTGAGGCTTTCTCTGCCGGTGAAAGCTACGATCAAGCCGCCATCGTGATGCGCGACCGCGAGAACGCGATGTGGGCCGCCTCTAAGGCTGGTGGCTCCGATGAGTGAAGCAAGCAAGATGCCGGCGAGGACTCCTGGACCGTGGCGAGCGGTTGGGATGGTCGTATTCTCAGACGTTGATCGCTTTTACAATAATCCCGTCGCTCGCGTGGGCGCTCCACTCAACAAGAACGACAATCGTGTTGAGGAAGCAGAAGCGAACACGGCCTTCATCGTCGAAGCCTGCAACCAGCACGACGAACTGAAACGCCGCGCCGACATTGCGGAGCAGCGTGAGCAGGCACTGGTTGAGGCGCTGCGCTTCTATGCGGATCCGAAGAATTGGACCGGTGGAACGATACTGGACATGGAAGCGAGCCATTTCGACGGCTGGTCGAAAGCTCAAGCCGCTCTCTCCGCATGGGAGGCGAGCAACCCTGCCCGTCAGGCGTCCAATGGTGATCGCCATGCAGGGGAGGCAAAACATAATGGATAAGACCGAGATGATGGCGCTGGCGGACCTAATCGAGGCGTCCGATGGGCTGTTCACGATGCACGGCGGCAAGCCGCGACAACTTGGCATTCGGCAGTCGGCGGAAGTAATAGCCGCCCTCCGCACGTCCGCCGCAGCGTCAAGCGCCGGGGCGACTCCCAACGCTACCACCATTGCCGCCATCCAGGAACTGGAAGCGGGAGGCGGTGAGACTTGGCCGCCGGCAAAGGCGTATCCTTGGCCGAAAGCGTTCAAGGTGATCCGTCACGCAAAAGACACTTGGTACGGTGAAATACATTTTGCGCGTTTCCCTACCGACGAGGAATTGCAGGCACTTTCCGATTTTTTGAATGCCAACCATGAGAACGCCCTCATCCCCGAGCCCGCAAAGGCCGGTGACGAAGTGATGCTGCGGGAGGCATTGGCGGACGCTCGCAATGCGCTTGTCGCCCTACGTACAAGGCTCAAGGCTGAGCCGTCGGTGCAAGGTCGCGGCTGGATCAGTCTCGGCATTGTCCTGAACAATGCGGTCGATAAGGCTAATGCGGCTCTTGGTGCATCTTTATGGGAATGCGCCGCTCGACAGCAAGGGACGGCGGGCGGTAATGACCCGGCCGATTGCGGCTGGCCCGTCTGCGGTTGCGACCCGTATGCCGACAAGGTGATAGCGGCGCTACAAGAGAGTGGCGCCCTCTCGACGACCGCACCCCAACCCGACAACGGGGCGCGGGGCAACGTTGGCGCAATGCGGGAGGCGCTTGAACAGGCGCTAGAACGCATGAAGATGGCGGTTGATTGGTGGAACAAGGGCGGTCACTCGTTGCCGCAAATGAGCGCCGCTATCGAAATGGCAGAAAGCGCCCTCGCGGCGAACCAACCTGACGGCGGCGTGGAAGGACACGCCGATCTAGCAAGCGACGGCAAATGCCTCGTTGTGGAAACGATTGATCATCGTGAAAGCAGCGACGGAGTCTCGGCTACGTCCGGGCGTCAAGCAGCGGATCGCCAACAGGCCATTGGAGCCGGTATCAAGCCCGGCCCGTCAGATACCGCCCATGCGGAGCCGGTGGCAGCCTCGGGCCGTTACGAGCGCCTTATCAAGACCTTGCTCTACTGGCGCGACAATAGCACCGCGAACAGCATTGAGTTGACGCGTGGCGATGTTATCGCGCTGCTTGGCGGAATTTGTGATGCGCAGTCGTATGCCGATCTTCGCGCGAGCGGCGGGGTCGCGGAGCAGACGAAGGGAACGCCGATTGGCTACATCAGCAAGGCCGGCTTGGAGAGATTGAGAGAGTGGTTTTATGATGCGGATGCGGTTGGCGTCATCGGTGAACCTAAAGCCCCGCGAGACATCCCCCTCTACGCCCACCCGCCGCGCTCCGTCGATGTGGAGGCGATTGCGCGGGCTTGGCACAAGGCTCGAAACGAATGGCTGCGCGCGTCACGCCACGGCACACAGGAGCAGGCTGATAACGCTGCAATCCGTTCCATCGCGGCGATGATCGAGGGGCTACCATCTCACCCCATCGCCCCGGCTGCACCTGTCAGCGTGGATGAGGTGGCGAAGATCATATGTACGGCGATGTTGGCAGAATTGAAAAACCGCTGGTTTTGTATTCCGCCGTACTTCTCGCTTGAGATTTCCGCACGCGCCCTTCTCGACGCGTTCAAGATGGAGAGGAAGTGATGGACTTCAACCGTCCCATGTCGCCCGATGACTATTACCGGGCAAAGCTCGACGCGTTCCGCAAAGCGCAAGATGAGCACCGCGAAGAACTGGCCATCAAGGAAACGTCCCCATTCGCGTTGCATCGATCACGCGCCGAACGCCGACGCGCGCAACGAACAAAGCACAAGCTGGGAGGACTGCGCCCATGACCGCTGACACAGCCGCGCCGAGCCTTCTTCCGTGCCCATTTTGCGGCAAGCAACCGGTGCTACAGCCGAAAGGTAAGGTTCGCCGCTACATGATCTATTGCGCGAACGATGATTGCATGGGTCCGCACACCACTGCGGACAACAAACAAGATGCGTTGGTGCAATGGAACACCCGCGCCACCCCACCGGCACCGACGCCGAGCGCGGCCCCACAGGCTGGAAAGGCGATTGCCTTGCTCAATCGTCTCTGGTCGCAGTTCTATGACAGGCGGCCGCCCGGCGACCCGAAGAACACCTATCGCGAACTTAAATCGATCCTCGCCCTCCTGCCCGACGCAGCCGCGATCAGGGCGGCGGCATTCGAGGAAGCGGCGAAGATTGCGGAAAGAGACGCACTTAACGATCAATGGCCGTTCCATGGCTCAGAAATGATGGCTCCATCAAGGCGAATGCAGATTACCATCGCCTCCGCCATTCGTGACGCAGGGAGGCGGTGATGAAACTGACGGAAGCGCAGAAGCGCTTTCTGCGAGAACTAGTGCGCTGGACTGGCGCAGCCACGCCGCAAGAGCTTGGTCCGCAGATGTATCAATCCGAGAACGCCGCCCGGCAAACGTGTAAGCGGCGCGGCCTCGTCACTTATGACGGCAGCTATTGGCGCATTACCCCCGCCGGCCGCTCCGCTCTCCAGCGCGAAGGGGAATAGCATGGTCCGCATCCCTAAAGCCAAGCCATGCCCATTCTGTCACTCAATTGATAGCTTCGTTGAACGCATGGATTTGTCGTCCTGGCAACGCACCTGCAATGACTGCTTTGCCCGTGGGCCAATCTTTTGTCACGCTGACTATGACGACGACAAAGCAGAAGCCGCGGCCACCCGGCTGGAATACTCGATCACGCCGTCGCTAAGGGGAATAGCAGTCATGGCATGGGACCATCGGTATCGAAGACTCGACGAGGGCGAGATCATTCGCGAAGGCGATGAATGTCTGACGGATAGTCATCTTGGCTGGCAACCGGCCAAGCATGACATCGGCGGCAAAGCTCCTGATCCTGCTTATACCGCGCATCGCATGTATCGCCGCCTCAAGCAGGATGGGGAATAGCATGGCAGAGGATTTGGTGAAGCGGTTGCGCGATATCCATGCCGGTGACGCCGTCGATGTCGCCGGCAAACTCGACGACCTGTGCCAAGAAGCCGCCGACCTGATCGAGCGGCAAGCCGCCTCGCTCGCCGCGAAGGACGCGGAGATAGAGAGGCGTGACGCTTTCATCAAGGAACTGTCCAACGCGTTGATTGCCATTCGCCCGCTTGGTGGGTCAGAATTGTTCGTGAAGCGGTTCGGGAAACACTACGCCGATCCCGCATATTGCAAGACAGCAATCGTGAAAGACGCTGACGCCCGGCACGAAGCTATGTCGGGGCTGGTAAGGCACCGCCGCCGCGCCGAGCAGGCAGAGCGCGCGTTGGCAGAAACCCGCACCGAGCTAGGCGAAACACAGCTTGTCCTTGAGCAGACAGAGCGCAACGCCGCGCGGGTGATTGCTGAGGCGGTCGAGGTGATGAGGCCGTTTGCAGCGCAGGCTGACGTTTGGCCGCAGATCCCCGACAATCAGGCAATGATGACTTCTAACGGCGAAGATTTATCGGCGCTCGACATGCTGATGTCCGATCTGCGCGCCGCCCGCGCCTTCATCGCGGAGCACGGCTCCGATAGCAGAGAGGGGAAGTGAGATGGCTGACATCATCGCAAACAACAATCCAAACAACACTTGGGGTAAATCGGTTGTCGAGATCGTTTTGAAACAGTGGCAATATGAAAAGACGTTCACGCTCCACGTCGGCGGCAATTGTCGGGGCTTCGATGTCTTGGATGCAGCGGTCGGAATGATCTATGACCACATCTTGGACACCGAGGATGACGCGGCCGTTACGCTGATCCGAGCCGATGGCGAAACGTTGCTCTGCGAAGATGACGAGGAGCGCGGCGACGGCTGGATCAAGGACATGGTCGCCTCAGTTCGGATCGTCGATTACATTCAGCCGACGCTCAACGAAGTCCGTAGGATAAACGGCGCGAAGCCGTTGCCAGATGGCGACAAGCCCTACGAACCGATGGGCAGCCACCCATGAACCAGCGAGCAATCGTCATCCGCTGCATCGCGTGCGGCGGCATGTTCATCGATGACGATAAATATTATCCCGATGAAAGTGGAGGATTCATTCACGCCAAGTGCTGCGGGCCGGAACCCGAAAGCTACGTGGACAAGGATGGTAATCCTCTCGGGCCAAACGATCCTATCCCTGAGCCTTCTATTTGGGAGGCCGTCCACCCATGAACCAGCGAGCACTAGAACCCAGCGCCCTTGCCATGCTCAAGTGGATGCATGGCGCGCAAGCCGAATTTGAGCACTTCGCGCCCGGCATCAAAGCCGGGCTTCTCGAACAGGCCCAGGAATGCATCACCGCATACGAAGCGCACCTCAAGGCAGGGGGGTTCGTCGTGGTGCCGGTTGAGGCCACGACGCAACAGATGGACGCGGCTGGAAAGGCCGTCACTCAATACATAGAGAACATGACGTGCGCAGGCGGCGAGGTCGAAGCGACGGACTACGCGCTTAGAGCGGTGATCTACACCGCCATGATCTCCCCAGCACAGGAGCCGAATGATGCAAGTGACTGATGAGATGGTGCGGGTGGCTTGTCGCGGGTATGGCGTCAGTGACCCGACTCCTACGCACAAGATCGCCATGCGCGCCGCAATCACCGCCGCGTTTGCAGCGATGTGGCGGCCGATTGAGGAAGCGCCGGATTCCGAAACGGTGATAGTTGGCGGTGGCGATGCCGTCTACCCGGTCACCGCTTCGTGGGGCGGACAATTCGATGAGGGTGAAGGCTGGCAGGTTGACGGCCAAGAAGATATTCATTGCGAGACCGGATGGCCCACCCACTTCATGCCCCTCCCCTCTCCGCCGACCAGGGAGGCGTAGGGGGATGAAGATCGCGCTCTACATTGAAGATGGCCTTGAGCAGATCGTGCTCACGCCGGATTCCGAAACCGAAAAGAACATCCTCGCCAAGATTCACGATGGCTCGCGTGAACTGACAATCTCGCGCGGCGCATTCTACGGTTGTCGTGGCGGATGGACGCGCTGGAAGGCAGATAGTTCTAGCCTCTATGGCTCAATGTCCGAGGATGAAAGCACGATGATTGTGCTTCGCCCCTCCCCCTTGGACGGCCGGCCATGAGCAGGGTGGCGGCTCGCATAACCCAGGCTGACGTTGCCCGCGCGATCCGTGCGGCAAAGCAGACGGGTGCGGGCTGTGTCGAGATCCTGCCAGACGGGTCGATCAGGATCAGCCTTTCCCCGTCATCCACGGTTTCCACACCGCTCGAGCGGAAAGAAGAACTTGAAGATTCGTCGGAGGTCATCCTGTGATGACCGACATGCCCCGCCCTCGCCCCCAATATCTCCAAAGCGAACGAACCCGTCACGGCAAGCAGGTCTGGTACGTCCGCGTCGGCGCCGGCCCCCGCATCCGGATCAAGGGCGAATACGGCTCCCCGGAGTTCACGGAGGCTTACCATGCGGCATTGGTTGGCGAGCGGCCGACGCCGAAGGAGCCGGCCGCGCGCGGGACGCTCGAGTGGCTTTGGCTGCTCTATCGGCAGTCGTCGGCTTGGACCGACCTATCCATGGCAACGCGCAAGCAGCGCGAGAACATCATGAAGCATGTTCTCAAGACGGCCGGTCAGCAGCCGCTTTCTCGCATCACTCGAGCGACGATTGTTGCCGGCCGTGACCGCCGGTCAAAAACGCCATCGCAGGCGAAGAACTTCATCAGCGCCATGCGCGGGCTTTACGGCTGGGCGCTCGAGGCCAACCTTGTGAACACCGATCCGACTGCCGGTGTGAAGCGACCCAAGCGCAAACGGTCGGAAGGCTTTCCAGTCTGGACCGATGATGACATTGCCAAGTTCCAGAAGCGATGGAAGCGCGGGACGCGGGAACGGGTCATGTTTGACCTGTTCCTCTATACCGGCCTCCGACGCGGGGACGCTGCGCTAGTCGGCAAGCAGCACGTCAAGGACGAGGCCATATCGATCGACACGGAAAAGACCGGGATGCGCGTCACCATTCCGATCGATCCCGAGTTGCAAAAGACGCTCGAGGCCGGGCCGACTGGACCGCTGGCGTTCATTGCCGCGCCGGACGGGCAACCGCTGGCGAAAGAATATCTGGGGAATCTGTTTCGGGAGGCATGTCGCGCAGCCGGCATAAGGAAGTCGGCGCATGGCCTGCGAAAGGCTGCGGCGACCAATGCGGCGAATCGCGGCGCGACCGTTGCCGAACTCGAGGCCATCTTCGGTTGGGCCGGCGGCCAGATGGCGTCGCTTTACACACGATCAGCGAACCGCGAAGCGCTGTCGAAAGGCGCGGCGGCAAAGCTGGCGAGGAACGAAACGGAAAATCCTATCCCCGCACCTGCGGATGCGGTCCCCCGCACCTCAAAAAAGGTGTAAACTTTTCAACTGCTTATAAGGGAGAAATTTTAGGATGGTGCGCTCGAGAGATGTGGAATCCTACTGTCAATTCAACACCGATCCCCCGCACAATGGCTATTTCGGCTCTTTGATTCAAAAAGAGAATTTTGAGCCGTCCCCGCACCCCCCTTCTCCCTCACAGGAGGGGCGGCTATGAGTGGGCAGCACATCCCCGGCCCTTGGTTTTACGGCCAAGAGTCCGCCGATCCCGAATGGTACATTGTGACGATCAAGGGCGGCTTGATCGTGGCCAACGTGAACGCTCACCATCATCAAGAGGCCAACGCCCGCCTGATCGCCGCCGCGCCCGATCTGCTGGAGGCGGCGACATTGCTAGAAAAGGCTGAAGAGGCTCACGCGAACTGCGACGAGTGTGGCGGGGAGGAAGTCCCGGAACTTTGTCCGAAATGCTTCCCGCTGTTCGACGACGCCCGTCTTAAGCGCCGCGCCGCCATCGCCAAAGCCGAAGGACGCGCCCCATGACCACCTGGCAGGACGATGACCGGCTTCAATGCACCGACTGCAACGAGCGGTTCCGGTTTCTAAGCTCGCGTGGCGGCCGGTGCCCGATGTGCGGAAGCGCGCGGGTTGTCCCCTCCCCGCCCTCCAAGGAAGGGGAGTAGGATGGCAGACGACTACTGTTTCGGGCTGACTGCAACGCGCTACGGCATGACCGACGCACAGAAGGACGCGCTCCGTCTTTTCTTGGCGGGCAGCACCGGCAAGATCCATCACGGTCTATGCGTTGGCGGCGATACGGACGGTCATCATATTGCGCGCGATCTAGGATACTGGATCGTCGGACACCCTCCGACGAACGCCGCCCTCCGCGCCGATCTGCTTTGCGATGAAATGCGTACCGAGAAACCGTACCTAACGCGCAACAAAAACATTGTGGATGAGACTATAGCGCTAATCGCCGCCCCTGCGGAAATGGAAGAACAGCCGAGAGGCGGGACTTGGTCAACCGTGCGCTACGCACGAAGGCAAGGAAAGGCTGTTGTTTTGATCCTTCCAGATGGCACGATAAATCAAACAAATCGAAACGCTAGATGAAGCACCCCCACCGATCCGGGCTAGGATGGAGAGAGATGGCATGAGCGCCGTGACGGAAACTGACTCGCTTCGCAACGAAGTCGCGCGGCTTCGAAAAGGAATCCAAGATTTCCTTGACGGGAACTACGAAAACCCGAGGCTGCACCGCCCCTCAAAATGCGGCCACGGGCGATTGTGGTTCGAAGGGTGCGATGAATGCGACGCCGCGCACTTCGAAAAACTGCTTGGATAAAATCACCAACAAGCCCCGCCTAGGCTTCGTTGCAGAGCATGGGTCAAGGGATGGGCCGGTTCAATCGGGAGGTTCGAAGTGACGGCTGAAATTATCGACCTTCAAAAGCGCAGGGCCAACAAGCAGATTGAGCGGGCATGTGATTTAACCGGGCTGTCACCGGATGAGGCCGCGCTGATCGCTGATCGCACACTCTCCCGCCATGTGAGCGGCCGCGCGGTGAAGGACTTCACCCGCGTATGCGAGCAAACCGGCCTGATCGATAAGCTGAGGAAGCCCTCGCCGTAGTGTTGAAAAATGCGCTTTGCAACAAAAGCGTATATTTGCCGCAAAATCTCAACACCTAGCACGAGGAACCAAGGCCCTCCCTCGCACTTGAATCCGCGCTGTAAGCGTTGCGTGGAGCGTGCGTATGTCGTGGTCAACGGCCCTCAAGAGCCCGGTTCCGCTGCCGGAAGGTGGCGATCTTAAGACGCTCCACGACGTCCGGGCCCACGTTCTCAGCCTGCCAGAGAAGGAACGCGAGGAAGAGGCTTGGCACACCGTTGCCGAGACGCTGTTGAGCGCAGCAAAGGAAGGTGGTCCATGGCTGGACTTCGCACGGATCGCCACCATGCAGGCGCTGTATAGGCACGTCGAGCCGAAATACGGACCGGGAAAAGCGGTCGGGCCCGAGATGAAGTTCCGGCGCAAGCGCAAGTTGGCGAGGGACCGATGATCGCGAAGGGGAAGCCGCTCGGCTGGACGCCGAGGCGCGAAGAGGATCATTTCATGCGCTGCCCGGTGTGCCATAAATGGTTCGACATGCGCGACCTGAGAGACGCATTCGAGCATTGGCACGATGGACCGGACGATGCGCCTGCACCAGAAAAAGCCGTGGCGAAAGAAGCCCGCAAGCTATCTTGAGTACTGGCCGGGCAAGCCTGACCGGCGCGGCAAGGTGAAAACGATTCTGGTCTACTGTCTCGGCGGGCCCGGTCTAAAGTGCAGCCATCACGCGAAACTCAAGATTGCCGATCTGCCGGACTGGTCATGGTACGATATCAGCGCTCATTTGCGCTGCACGGAATGTGGGGCCGTTGGATATGTCACCACGCGACCGGACTGGCCGGCTGTACCGATGGGCGTTAATGCCCGATGATCAGCAACACCAGCTCCACTCCCCCGACCCACGGCACGAACTCATTCCCCCGGTCGCAGGCGTAGAGCCAGATGGCGAGGATGATGAGGATTGCGCCGAGGGGTTGGGCGAGCCGGATCACCTCGTCAGTTCCCGCTTGTCGCCGATCTCGCGGTAAATCCAGCGGTCGAAAAACCGGAATCGTTCAATCGTCTTGAGCCAGACGACGCGCCCGCCTTTCTGCACTGTCGGGATAGGTTTACCGCCCTGCAATCGAACCGGATGCCACGCAAAACATGGATGAGGGAATCCGTCGTAGTCTGCTTCATTCGGTTGCATGGCGAATCCACTGCCGAGCGCGCCACATATGATGAGCACGGCGATACTTCCAACGGCCCACTTCATCATGATCAGTCCGACAGCTTGTCCATGCGCTCGGCAAACTTATCGAGGCGCTTTTCAATCCGGTCACCCAAGGTGTCGAGCGACTTTTCAAACCGATCCATGGTGCTGGCGAAGCTGTCTCGGGTCACGAAATGGTCGCGCGTGAACACCTCGATTTCATGCAGTTTGGTCCGCAGTGCGTTGCCCATTTCGCCGGTCTGCTGCGTGAGAGTTTCGATCCTGCGCCCGGCGTCGGACTGCACATCCCTCATGTCGCGTTCCAGGTTCTCAACGTTGGCATTGGTGTGATCCATTACCGACTTTTCGACCCCGCTGATGTGCAAGGTGACCTTCACCACTGCGCCGATGATCGTGAAGAAAAGCATCGCCGCAGCGATATAGACCCCGTAATCCGCCACTGGTCATGGCCCCCTCTTGGTCATTTACGCTCAACCCGGTTGAAGAACATCTGACCGATGGCAGCCACCGTACCGGCCCCGAAGATGCCGCCGATAATGATCCCGGCCCACTCTCCAACGGTGCCCTTGATTGGCGGCGTGAACCCGTAGACGCCGTAGATCAGGAAGCAGGCGAAGTTGTCCCAAACGACAACTTTCCACTCATAGATGATCCACGGCACCGCAAACCCGCCAACAATCACCATCAGGAATTTGCTTTGCGAAACGACGCGCAGGAACTCCACACGCGTCTGCCCTTCGGCCACGACGCCGGTTACGAGCTGCTTTGCCACTTCCTTGTCGCCGCCAACGCGCGCCGTGGTAATCTGCACCTTGGCGTCGTAGTATTTGGAGACGAAATTGTTGATGCCGCCTAGAAGGGCCGGGATGGCCTGAAAGAATGCGAGAATCGCGGTCACAGCGGCGCGGCTCCCTGCCCATCAGCCGCCGTCTTGCTGCGAATGAAGGCAACGACGGCCTTGCAAACAGCGACGATGACAACGATGCGCCCGCCCCATTCCGTGCCGACGATGGGCGAGAAATCGACGCCGGACAGATAGGTCAGCAGATCGGGCACCATCGCCAGAAACCCGACCACAAGGCCGGTGATGACGGTGATCCAGTTATAGACCCATTTGAAAAACGACTTGATGCGATCGATCATTTCGAACCTCGTTTGAACAGGCCGAGCACGGCCATGAAAAAAGCCGCCCAAGCGGACGGCGATTGATCGGTCTGTGTTGGAATAGGGCTAGGCGGCCCAGCCGTGGCCGCTGGTGAGTCCTTCCGCTTGGTCGGCGCACCTGCCGTCACGAACCTGATGCTGCCATCCAGCGCCATCAGCGCCTTGATCATCCCGGCGCAGCCAAGTTGCTTGTCCACAGCCGTCGTGTCGTAGACGCCATCCTTGACGTACTTGCCGGCAATGTATTGGTCGGTCCCTGCCCACAGGTACGGCGACGGAACGCCCTTGGCGGCATAGCCCAGCCCGTTGTACTGTTCGAGCATCAGCAGCGCGCCGCCGACGCTCCAATCCTTGTTGCGGGCCGCGTAGGGAGCGCAATTGACCAGCGCGTCAATCGCCGCCTCTTCCCATGACTTGAACGGCCCTCGCCCTTTCGGGACGTGGGTCGAAACCCTATTCCACGGATCTCCCTGCGCGAGGCTGGCGGACCATAGCTGTGACGATTCCCGTTCATGGATCACGGCGATGACGAACCACGGCACGCCCGTCTTGGCCTCGACGGCCTGATAGCGCGACTTCGCCGCCAACAGCCGTTCCGCCGCTGAACTGAATGGCCGCGTCAGTTTGGCCGCCGCCCATCGTTTCTCATTGGCGGCACGGAGATTGGCGAGGCTTACGGCCATAGGTTCTCGTCCTCTGAATTGGAGGTGGGGCGGGTTGCGTTCTAGCCAGTTGCAAGGCTAGGTTTAGCGCGCTTCGATAGGTGAGGAACAAATGCGTAAATCGATCGGTATTTCGTTGGCGCTTGGCCTGTGCGGCGCCATGGTTTGTGGCGCTTTGATAGCAGGCGACGCGTCGCCCGATGATCTTCTGGCCGCCGAGCGGGTAAAAAATGCCGATCTTCTTAAACGGCTAGGCGATATCGACGTTTGGCTTTCCAAGGAGCGCAAACGCTACTTCGATTTGCTCGCATTCGCGCCGGGGCTAGGTGGTGCGGTCAAGTTAGCGGAGAACGGCATCCCTCCGATGGACAAGGCAAAAGCCTACAGCCCAACGGGGCAATATTTGAACTACGGAGACACCGTTTACAAAGATAGTACGCTAATCAAGATGGACCCGGCCGGATTGCCGACCGTCAAATACGGCGATAGCTACCACTACAACCCCGTGACCATCGCGCAATTCGCGCTTGATGAATACTGCCGGGTTGGCGGCCCTTCCGACAAATTCGTTCCAGCAACCGATTATCTACTCGGGATGATGGGTGACGACGGAGCGTTCCGTTATGACTTTCCATTCGAGCGCTACGCGACTGGGGAGATGTACCAACCCGGCTGGATCTCTGGCATGGCGCAGGGACAAGCAGTCAGTGTTTTCGTCCGCGCCTATCACCTCACCAAGCAAAACAAGTATCTGGACGCCGCTCGCAAGGCGTTGAATTTCATGCTGCTATCTGCCGACAAAGGCGGACCCATGACGACGCTCGAACGCTTCTCGCCAGAGCCTTCAAAACTGCCGTTCATCATGGAGTATCCGCAGTCGCCACCGGTCTACACGCTCAACGGCTATATGTTTTCCATGCTGGGGCTGTACGACTTCGCCGCTATTACCCATGACGCCACGACCGAAGAACTGGCTCAGCAGTCTTTGAACACTCTCAAGGTATTGCTCCCATATTACGATATGGGTTCAATCAGTGCATACGATCTTTCGTACATCACCATTCCGGTTGGCCGGAACGGGAAGCGATCTCGCCCCCATATCTCGCCAGAGTACCATGCCGTTCATATCAGCCTGCTTTGGGCGCTCTATAAGCTCACCAACGATCCCACGCTCAAGGAAACGGCAGAGCGGTGGACTTCGTATTTCGATCACAAATCTTAGATCGCCTCACATGGTTGCGATCCAATCGACCGGTAAACTACCTGTCCCGCCAAAGTTAGTAAGATCATAAGGCCGAGCAATTATTGTAAAGCCGGATGCTGAAATGGAATCTGCCTCAAGAATTGGCGGCTTCGCAACACTCCCAGGAACGGGCGTGCTTATACGTTGCAGCGTAATTCTAGGTGTCCCTGGGAAAAGCTTGAGTGGAATTGCCAGCGTTCCGTTGCCTGTTGCCGGCAACGACAATGTTGCTCGCCCACGCTGAACCATCAAGCCTGCCGCGTTTACCCCGGTCAATGTCCCTTCATAGTATGACAGATGCGCGCCATCTATCCCCACAAACGAGCATCTACCAATTTCGATGTCCAACCCTGACCTTCCGGCTTCGACACGAATAGACATGACAGCGACATACGTATTGAGGCTGCCGTTTTCGAAATAGAATGTATTTTCTCCGATGTATCCACGGTTCGTATCGTCAGAGACGTAAATGCACGACGGGACGGTATACGAAGAATCGTGAGGGTCGATGACGATATTGCCTGCGACATTGAATGCCACATTAGCGAGCCCGATTCTGATGCCGTTGCAGCACGGCGAACGTATCGTGTTACCTGTAACTACAACACCTTTTGTCCCTTGGATGATAACAGCGCCTGACAATCCGTTCGAGGCAATGCCAAATCTGATAATAGTGTTTCCAGTAACAATGCAGCTTTCAGCCCATCCGTTAACAGAACTACCGTCGATAGCGCCAGATACGATGATTGCGGCCCCGACATAGCTAGTTGACGAGAACACGTTGCCGCTGACAATGCACCTCTGCGGGCCAAGCGTAGGCACACCAGAAATATTAGCTCCGCCAACTGTTATGCCAACTTCACAGTTCTCGATTGTATTGTTTATAAATTCAAGATCGACGCCACCGTGAGTATTTAGACCCTGTGCATTATCGCCAGATACAGAAACGACGTTACGGATGGTGTTCGAAATCGCCTTACACCGGTAGGAGCGCGGGTCTGACGTTTCTGTGGAGCCGGATTGTCTTGTAAATGCAACGCCATATGCGTCGGCCGTCCCCGGCGTCACGCCATCAATCAGATTGCCATGAACAAGAAGATCATTCGCGGATAGCCCAATGATGGCCGCATATCCAATGTTTGTGACACTGCACCCGGAAACCATGCCGACATTCGTATAATTGAACAGAATGCCGTACCCTGCCCATCCATTGATGATGCAGTCTCGAATAACAGGGCAAGAAACGTATGTCGGCGCGGACGGAGAATTATTTGTGCCGTAGCACTGAATGGCGACGCCGTTATAGTTCAGTGCCGCATTTCCAGCGCCGGTAATCGTCGCACCTAAAATAGCGCCGCCATTGATAAACGAAAAGCCTGCAATATGCCCGGCTGATTTGAAATCGATCGTTGCGCCGTATGCGGAAATCTCCACGCGCGCCGGGACCGTCAACCCGCTATCACAGCGATAAATACCAGGAACAAACAGCGCGGGTCGCTTCAACGCACTCGCTACACTAATCGTCGCTTGTAGCGCTGTAGCGTTGTTGGTGCCTCCTCCATTTCCATTGCCGTCATTGACCGCGCCAAGCATTAATTGATCTATGACTTGCTCTGCAATCTCCCACCATGCGCCATCTAACGACTGCGCTTTCCCGGGATGCGACGGTTGGGAAGCAACGCGCTTATACATTGCGGCCCCAACGCCGACGGCGGAATAGCCACTAGTCCTGATATACTCTACTGGCGCCGGGATCGTTACACTTGCAATGTCTGTTTTGAGCCTGAGCGGAATACCTTTGGCAAATACATCAAGCGAAATGACGTTCGTGTCATATACGGCTTTCGTCATATCGCCAGCGCCGGAAGGCGTATTCCATGTGCCGTCACCACGCAGGAACGTTCCTGAACTTGCGATCCCGGACGCATTGATATCCGCGATATCCGCCTTGTTCTTATATGCCAAAGAACCAAGGGAGCCGGGTTGCACCGCACTATCCGCTTTAGTGCCTTGCGCCGCCGTCGCATAGTTACCGACATCTGTTGCTGCGGCGGTGCCAAGGGTCGGCTTACCGAGAAGATCTGAATATAATCCAGTCGTCGCGACTGTTGAAAGTTCGAGTGCGTCGCGGTTAATGCCGAACGTGACGACGCCATTCGCCTCCGTCTTGGTTAGACCGCCGCTGACCTGAATGCGCTTCGGATATTTCGGCAGAAAGCGAGCATTAATTGTCATCGATCGATCCCACTTATGACAGGGAGTTGAGCTGCGACGGCCTGCAACGTCTCACCGTTCACGGTCACGAGGACGTTGAAGTCGTAGGTTTTGGCGCAGAGCGAGCCCATCTGCGTGGCGGTGAATGTGAAGGAGAAAACGCCGGTCGTACCGCCAAGGATGATTTGACCGGCCGATAGCTTCGCACTCAGGACCGCGCGACCGCACTCCGCGATTTCGACAACGATCTCAGTTGCCTCACTGATATCTAGCGGGCTGCCCTGCTCATCATCAAAACACTGAATGCTTTCGTCCCACGTTGCGCGGTTCGAAACTGGCGGTAGCGTGTCTGTATACATGCCGCCGCCCTCAGAGCTTCACATACCAGGTGCCGATAAAGCCCGGCGGCGTGGTGGCAAATGGAATCCCACTCCCAAATGGTGATATCGAACCGTCAGGAGTGAATGTGTTCGTTGTCAACGTTGGCCCGATAGTCGGACCAGTCACGCCGTAGACGCCGCTATCGCCCGCGTTGGCGGCAAGCTGCACCAATCCGCCCTTGATCACGCCGGGGGCCGGTACGCCAACAGCCATACCAGTACCGGTAAAGGCAGGCGTTATGATCGGAAGCTCACCTTCTGAAAGCGTGTGCTTCTCATTTCCTCCGTATGTTCCAATCGTGTCTGGAGTGGCAAAACTCGCAGTGGTGAGGCGGTTGGCGCGGGTCGTCCCCATGCCATCAGCGCCGAAGAAGGTTCGGCCGCGACCATCGATCAGTGTGAGTTGTTTCCCGGCGCTGTAGTCTGCGGTTGCCGACGCGCCACGTCCCCCGATGACGGGGCAAATCGTGTCGCTGAACTCGCCCCACAGATATTCGAACAGCGCCTGCGTGTCAGCGTTAGCGCGGCCTGTCGCACCAGAAGTGGCATTACCAATTGTGCGGCCGTTCAGAGCCACAAATCCAGGATGTGACCCGCTTCCCAAACGCGGCTTGAGATCGCCGGTCTGAAACAGAACTTCCGGCGCGACACCCCCGCCTCCACCGCCGCCACTTCCTGACGGACTGACGGCCTCCATTGTGATGTCGTAGGCGACATATCCGCCATCATCGCTGGATAGTCTTGCGCGGTACGTCCCATTATCAAGATAGAACATCGGAATCCGGCCGGCGCTATCAGCAGGGATAGGCCATGGATGTTGTTGGCCTGCCGTCAAGGCACTATCCTTGAAGGCGGTGACAGGCGTGTTCGTGCCAGCCTGATACAGGCGCAAAAGCGCCCCGCGCATCAGTTCGCCGTTCGGGTCGAAGTTGTTAACGAGGGCGAGCCCCGCTAGAATGCCGCTCATGGATGCCCCAAAGAAAAAGCCACCCGGGAGGGTGGCTCTGTTGATCTATTCGGTTGCTGTGCTGCTACTGGCCTGGTGGCCGTGGAATGTCTGGCTTGTCGTCGGCGCGGCCTACGCCAGCCGCTTGAAGAACCGGAACGCTAGACGATTGCTCGCCTCCGACGCGGGCAGCGGGGAAATCCAACTTCCGAAAAACTTCGCGCAAAGCGGCTGATTTTCGAATGGCAGTTTCCCCTGCCTTCAAGAGAGATGGGTTATCCGACGCCAGAAGTTCGGCCACGCGGCGAGCCACTCGCTGGTCAATATGGCGACCGCCAGCAAGAAGCGCGCCCGTGAGCGCCGCCGCCGTCATTTTCTTCGGATCACCGTCGTAAACGCCGATCCCGCCGACGCCGGCAGTCCCACCCGCCAAGGTGCGCTCGATCCACTGCCGCGCCGTAGTTGAATTGCCTTGGATCGCATTCTTGACGCCATTCATCGCGCGTTCCGCGAGAAGCTTGGCCTCAAGCTTGGCGGCCTGATCTTCGCCTAGAACAAGCCTGATCTGATTGCGTGCAAATTCAGAATTGAAGATGTTCTTTACAACGTCCTGCCCATCGCGAAGGCTTTCGATTTTTGCAATGAGATTGGACACGAATCCCGTCTGGAAAAGCTTGCGCTCTGCCGGAGAAAGGGATGCAAGGCCTTTTCTGGCCTGCGCCAACGTCATCGCGTCACGCCCGCCCATCGTCGCGAACTTTGCGCCAGCTTCTAGCGCATCTTGCGCGCCAAAGAATTTCGCAGCGCCAGCGCGAGCATCGGCATAGCTTGGGACAATCTCGTCCAGGTGATTACGCAGTGCCCGCGCGAACGCCTGACCTTCTGCACCCATCTGATCGAGGTTGCGCTTAACATGATCCCAGAACTGCAAATTCGGCGTTACTCCGGGTTGCAACTCAAGAGCCCCGGTTTCGCGGTTCATGACGAATGGATTTTTCAGCGGAGGAAAACCTTCCATCGCCGCTCGATTCCGGCCCGTCACGAACGCAAGTTGAATTGCCTTCTGCACAACGGGAGCTTGGGCGTACTGTTCAAGGCCGGCGTCCCAAATCGACTGACCCTCAGCGTAAGCCCTCTGATAGGCTGGACGGTTGGCTCGACGGGCAGCCTCTTGCAACCGATCAAGAGCCGCCCCCGGTTCAGGAAAATCAAACGTTTCTTTTAGAAAATTTGCGATGCGCGGCTGTTGCGTTGCATATCGGTCGCTCGTGACCGCTTCGAGCGCGGCGCGGCCTTCCGGTGACGTATTAGCAGCAGAGCGTGCCAACGCCTGAGTCGTCTCGCCGCCCATGTCGGCGTTGATAATTGGTGATCCAGACGCGCGCGCGGCCGCAAACTCGTCGGCCGACAACCCCGGATTGGCACTGGCAGCATCACGCTGCCGGGCCAATGCGATTCGACGCGCCGCCTCCGTATCGGCGTCACGCAGGCCACGATAGCTGTTGACGATAGGCTGCGCGACCTTCCCGATGCCTGCTTCTATGCCACGAATGGCGGCTGGCGCAACGCCACCGAGAATGCCGCCGACACCGGCGCCGATGACCGCACGACCAGCTCGGTCTACCGCTCCATTTCCCTCCCCGGCCCCCGCGACTCCACCGAATGCGGCCCCGACACCAGCACCAGCGGCAATGCGCCCCGGCAGCGTGGCCGCCTGCCCCGCCGCGCCAATGGGCACAGCCAAGGCCCCGCCAATCTGGCCGATGGTCGAAGCAACAGGGTGCTGCGTCTCGGCCTGTTGATTCAATTCCCGTTCGCGGGCAACGGCGGCATCGTATCGCTGTTTAACGCCCTGATCGCCGGACCAGTATTTTAGCGCGCCGGAGATAAGCGCCGATAGACTTGCCGGATCGTCAGGATTTGCCCCACTCGCTTCGACGAGCCCGCGTATCTCGTCACCGAAATTTGCGGTAAACCCTTGAGCCGCACCACGCGCAGAAGCATCGGCTACGCCGCGATCTGACTTAGGACCGCCAACAGTAATGCGCGTGACACCTTCCGGAACAACCGCGCGCTGGACCGTCTCAGGAGTTCGCGCGGGCGCGGCATTATTCGCCAACGGCGCGGCCTCCCACCAGTTTGCGCCTGCTGCTGGCGTCGGCTGTGCAGATGATAGTTCAGACGCAAGCGGAGCAGCATCCCACCAATTCGCCATCAGGGTTTCACCCTTTGCGTGCCGTCTGGCGCCGTGAACACAGAGCCGGATGGAAGAGCGTTATACTGATCCTGCGTTATTGCCCCCTGCGAACTACTGCGAAGTTCATGCTGGACCTGCTTAGGCGCGTGAAGCGCGGCCTGCATTTCCAAGCGCATCGTTTTGATAACAGCCTTATATGCTTCCGGCCCCTGAGCGGAGTTCAGCATGTCGTATGCATGTTGCCGCATTGAATCTGTGGGGACGCCAGTTGGCGAAACCGCACGAACGTAGGCGTTCACCAGCGAGTTAGTTGCTGCGACGAAGCTCGCCAGTTCAGGGCTGCTGCTGCCTTTCTGGTACGCTTGGATCGCGCGGTTGATCGGCATCCATTGCGTGCGCGGAACGGCGTCAGATGCCTTCACCGCGATGTCGATCATATTCTTAGCTTCGTTCGCCGCGAGACTGATATTAGCGGCTCGTGTTCCGACCGCGCGTTGACCGGCGATCTTACCGGCCTGCTCGTTGAAGTTATCGACGATGCCGGCCGGATTGAGTCCGGCAGCCTTCGCCTGCTTCATGATCTCGGTTCGGAGTTTGACGACGTTCTCCGCGCCTTGAGCGCCGCGTCCGAGATTTTGCAGAACTGTCCGATCCCCTGCCAAATATTGCTGCGCCATCGCCGCCGTTGTCTCGTCATCGAGCGTGGCGTTTGAATTGTTCTTGTAAACGACTTCGCGGTTTTTCGGATCGAACACAGTCCCGCCAGCGGACACGTTCATAAGACCGCCGTTCTTCTCATCCTTGGCCTTTAGAGCGATAGTCTTTTGGCCCGTCGTCTGATTGACGTTCCAGATATTGCCGTCCGCGTCCGTTTCCTGACTGAACCGCTGCCCGGTCATCTTGGCTTTGAGCAGATCTATGGCGAGCGGTCGCGTGGCCGGATTGGCGGCGAGCGCTGCGATCTGTTCTCGCGACGGGCCACCTTGACCGATGGCGCCGATTGCAGCCGCGGAAGATGCCGCCAGTTCAACATGCGGCGGATCGTTTGCGACCGGCTGCGCCAACCCATACTGAGGTAGCATCGCGCGTTGATCGGCAGACATGCCGCCGATATCGACCGCCAAGCCGCGTTCATGGTTCGACGTGCCCGGCGCTGCAACTGGATTCGGATTGTTGCCACGATCCGCATAGAGACGCGCCTGATCGGCAGTCGAGCGAACACCGCTACTCATATACGTGCCGGGATTGTCTTGGATGAAATCCTGCGACTGATCGGCAAGACGCATATTCATCCCGGCCTGTCCGGGGAAAGCGTTGCCGTCATTCGGCATCGTGGGGCCAATCGTTGTAGGCGCGGCACTCGGTTGCGATGCGCCACCGCCAAACGCTGCATTGATCGCAGCGGATGCCGCCGCATTCTCTTGCTGTTTCTGACCTAGCTGCAACAGCGAAACGACGCCGTTGATATTTCCGGTCGAAGCGAGCCGCCCCGCCGCCTGCTTGTAGTCCAGCGTCCCGTCCGCCAAGCCCTTGCCAAGATCAGTGAGTGTCCTGCGGTTCTGTGCCTCTCGGTACACATTGCCGAGATCGCCCAACGTGGAGAAATTCAGCATCGGGACAGTGAGTTCAGCCATGGCGCGACCTCAGAGCCCCGCGCCCAACTTGGCGAGGTTCATACCGAAGTTGAAGATATTACCAGACGCGGCAGTCTTTGCGTTGGCTTCCTGTGTGTTCTGGCTGTTGATGCCATTCGTGACAGTCGTGTTCAGGCCAACGAGATTGCCAGCATTCTGCTGCGCAAGATTCGCTTGACTGCCGTAGATGCCCGCTTGGCCGGCCGCAGCGGCGTTCGTTGCGGTGAGTGCGTTGCTGTTGAGGCCCGATAAATTGGACAGCCATGGATTCCACTCCGAGCTTGCCAGACCTGCCCCGAAACGTTGAGCATCAACATCGGCGTTTCCGCTGTTAAACATGCCTCCAGCCGCACGGCGCCGATTGATCGCCTCTAGGCCCTGGTCCAAGTTGAATTGATAACCTGGGCTCGTCTGAAACGACGCGCGGGCCGCATCGCTCCCCGCCTGTCCATTGAGGCCAAGCGCGTTGAGGTACATCTGGGTACCCTGCCCGTACTGCCCCGCGAGATCGGACAGAGACTGATACCCGCCCAGCGCATTATTCAGCGCCGTGTTGGCCGTGTTGTAGCCCTGACCATAAATGTCAGTGCCTTTCGTCAGCAGCGAGCTGAGATTGCCTCGGTTTTCTTCAGCGGCTTTCGAGGCCGAGTCGCCAGTGAAAATGTCGAACAGACCCATGCGGCCTCCTATGAAGTGCAATACTCAGTGACAATGACGAGGCCTGTTTTGCCGTCGCCGCCATTCGCCGTGAGCGTTCCCGATCCATTGCTTGATGCGCCGGAACCTCCACCACCAAATCCGGAGGCGTTGTTACCGGCTATACTGCCCGCGCCGGCCACGCCCTGAGCCCCTCCACCCAAGTGAGCCGACCCACCATTGCCACTTGAAAAAGCGATGTTTGCATTCACCGCGTTGTACAAACCCGATCCGCCGGGAGAGCCGACAACACCATAATCCGCAGCGCCGTTTGCCGTTGAACCGTTCGAACTACCAGCACCACCGACACCGACCTGACTACTGGACCCATACTTCCCGCCGAGGCCACCACCCGCGAGCAACAACGCTCCAGCAGCATCAACGAAACTATCCCCGCCATTGCCGCCATTCGCCGCGCCGACACCACCAACGCCGCCAGCGCCAATGGTAATTGATTTCGAGGCACCTATTTGCGACGGAGTAAAAAGGCCACTCATGAAGCAACCGCCGCCGCCGCCGCCGCCTTGATAAAGCTGACCGGAAGTACCAGAAACACCGCCACCACCGCCGCCGCCGCCCACCGCTTCGATCAATGTCGTAATTGCATTTGCATCGGCCGTGAACGTGCCGCTACTGCGAAAAATGGTACGCTTGATCCGTCTCACGGTACCAAGCGATATGCTGGCCGCACTTGCGCTTAAGGCAGTTAAAAGCGAACGACCGTATGAAGCGGTTGATAATGCCGCTATCGCCGTCAGATCGGCGTCCAACTGCTGGTAGGCCGCATTTCCTTCCGCTGATGTTAGATACTGCGGGTGAGGATCGGTTGCTGCGACATGAGCCGCCACAGCCGTGGAGGCCGTGCCGCTCGCATCGAAGTCGCCAACCGCCGCATAAGCTGCCGTGCCAAGACTAGACGCCTGAGCCGCACCGACAATCCTGCTATCATTACCTTCCGCGACCGTCCCAGCTATCGTCCCAAACTGAACCGAAATAGTTCGGTCCGCGCTGAGATCGCCACCGCCAGTTAGGCCAGTTCCTGTAGATATCAGTCGTGTCGGCTGGACACCCGTCGCTAGCTCTGCCGTTTTGCGTGCAAAGCGGTCAAGATCGAACAGGTACTCATAAACAAGCGGCTTTCCATTGACGCTGAACCATGCCTGATCGGCCGTTGGCATTGGCCTCAATCGCGTCACGGCCGAAGCTCCTGCACCTCAGCGGCAGCGCCCATGATCGATACGTCAACAGGATCCGCAACAGACAACCGAATGCGGAAGCCCTGCCCCGTCGCGTGTCCAAAATTGTTTGCAGCGATCGATTGTCGCCCTATGGCCTGCCGACCGATCTTGCATTGGCGCGGGATGCACCACGTCAAGCCGCCATCGCCAGAAACCTCAATCTCCATCGTCGGATCAGTCTCAATAGGATCGGCGCCAGTCGCGATGCCAGCGCCAACGGTTGCGTAAACAAACACCCGGTTAATCCGCATGCGAGACGGAAACTTGCGCTGCGGGGCCGTTTCTATGCTGTAGCGCAGCGGCTCTCCGTACTCAGTCCGCGTATCCGAATCGATATAGCCGAGATTGCCGGTCGTCCGATCACCGACGATCCACTTGCCGAAGGCATTCACCGCCTGCGTTGCTCGCCAGCGTGTCGTAAGATAGCTGCGCCGGATGCGCCATTTCTGCGTATTGAGATCGAAGCTCCACGACCACTCGTCGCATTGCACGACCGCCAGCAGATGGCCGCGCGCGCCGTAGGTCAGAACCTCGATTTTCGTCTTGTCCGCAACTTTCTGAATCAGTTGATCAAGATCAGGCGGGCTGATTTTGTTCGGAGCGCCGCTCGAAAATTGATGAACGGCATTATCGTCACCCACGAAGATGATGCCGCCGCCGAAACCGTCTTGATGGCCTGATAGCGCGTTTTGACCGATCAATCCGCGATCAATTCCCTGCATAAAGCTGAACGGAAACCCGGGCGCGTCGTTGACTGAGCCGCCCCACACCTCGATCGACGACAGCCCAAATGCTAACAAGACACCGCCAGCCGGAACCACGCGGTAAAGCGTATCCGGCTTGTATTCAGCCGTTGCATAATCCAGCGTATTGATATCGGTCGAATTAGGGCTCGTCGCCCGCATCGTCCCGTCGCCATATGAAAAGAAGAAAAACGACTTGAACGTACAAACAGAGTTTGGCTGACCGACATCGACATCTGGATAAGCAGAAACCGCTCCTGACGCGATGATAAACGCACCGTCCCCCGGGGCAACAACGACAATATCAGGAACCGTTGCATTGTTACGCGCCATGAATACCGGGCCCGTGCCCGGCAAGCTGCCAGTCAACTGAACGCCAGCACCGCCCGCCTGCGAATACTGGAAAACTTTGGTACCCACCACGGCATAAACAGAACCTGTCACCGTGATAGCACCGCGAAATTCACCGCCGATGTTCGTTCCGAATAGCTTTATTCCGGCATCCCGCACAATTCGCAGGTCGCCATCCTCTCCGTCAGGCTCCGCGTAGCAGTTCACCAGAACGCCACGCGACTCCTGCGGACGATTGCCGGGGAACGTGGACTTTGGGAGAGCGATGGGAATCATTGCTTGCGCTCATCAAAAACGATACGACCGTTCGGTGCCGCTAATTGACTATCGTTCACCCATTGCGGCGCGTTTGGCCCAGCCCACTGACTTTCGGACGAAAACGATTGATGCAGCGGCGTCTTGAATCTGTCCGTGTAATGCAGCAAATGATCGTTAGGATTGATCGCTGTTGAAACCCCTGGCTGTTGCTGCCGAGCGGCCTGATAAAACCCGCGCATATCGTAGTCAGTCGTTTTTGCGTTCGGATCGAATGGCACATTGTTCTGTTGCAGCCATTGCCTGAACTGGAATTCATCCATCAGAGGAAGTTGCGTGTTGTAATCAGATGGAAGAACGCGCGGGCCGTAGTTGCCGAGATCTCCAAGCGATTTCTGCTGCGGTTGCTGCTGTTGGTACAGCGCCCCGAGATCGGATAGGCTCAAATTGTCAGCCATGAAAAAACCAGCATGCGGGTGGTCGGTAGGACTTGGGGAGCGCGATGGGGATTGGAGTCGTGGCTGGCGCAAACGACATCAGAAATATTCCGTTTGCAGCGGTTCACGCGTCGGGCTGGGCGCGAGAATGCGACGGATTTCCTGCTCCTGCATCAGTCGCCCCGCCTCATCCTGCGGCAGGCCGTATTTCGGCGCGGACGCATTCGCGAGAAGCCAAGTGAGCGGGATATAGATTTCGTCCGGCAAGTCCTCACGATCGGCAATCGTCACGATGCCCTTGCGCGACAACTGACGATACAGGGGCTCGATGAAGCCCTGCATCGTCGCGTAGTCTTCAGCGGGCACGGCCTGACCGACGCCAGGACCGCGCCCGAGAAGATCGAGCGCATCAGCGATAATGTTTGCGCTCGTTTTGGACATGGTTAGCCCTGTCCTTCGCCAGCATCGGCATTGGCCGGCTGATCCACTTCTTCCTTCGGCTTCGGCGGTCGGCCTGGCTTGCGCTTCGGCTCGTCCGCGATCTCTTCACCGAGTTCCACATCGAAATGCGGATTATCATGACACTTGGTGATCAGCGCACCATGGTCATTGGTGTTGAGTTCTTGCGGGTGACCATCGAAGAATGTGACGCCGCGCGTGGTCACGACTTGGCTCTCGCCTTCGGCCGCGTTGTAGGTAACGGTTGCTTTACGCATGTGTCACCTACTTCATGAAGCCTGTGAGATACAGATCGATCGTGCCGGCCGCCGCCACGTTGGAGCCGGTCGTCGCGGTCACGAGGATTTCTGTGTCTACCGTGTTTTCATACAGCAGCCCGGTTGAAGCGAGCGTCTGCGTCGAGGTGCCCGCCTGTCCGATAGTTGACGAGGACAGATAGCGCGTGCTTGACCCGGCATCGCCAACGCTCAAGGCGAGCGCGACAGTGCCGGTGTCCATGTCGGTCGCAACGGCGATAATGCCGGTGACGACAAAGCCTTTCGGCACAACGAACGCCTTTACGACGGCGCCGGTCACAAGATCGGTCGCAGCCATGTTCACGCGACGACCGAACGTCTTGTTGGTTCGGGCAAAGCCCTGACCGCCAACCTGCGGCTGGGTGTAGTCCTGACGAGTAGCCATGTCGGCTATTCCTTCCGATTGAGAGAAAATGAAAGAGCCGCCCGAAGGCGGCTCAGTGTTTCAAGATCAGGCGTTCGGCGGTGCGGCCACGAATGCGGTCACCATGCCCCAATCGACCAACTGGCCGACCGTGGCGGCGGCGCCAGCAGCAAGCGGGGCTTTGGCGATCTTGCCGACGCCATACTGCGCTTCGATGCCCATGCCAGTGATGAAGTCATAGTCTCCATCCTCCAACTGGGTCGGACGCGGCATCTGGCCCATGACGTAGGCCATTGCCGCCTGACCAAGCAGGAACACCGGCTCAACATCGACCGGACCTGCACCCGCGCCCTTCAAGAGCAGACGCTGCGTGATTTCCGGGACCTCGCGATAGAGAATGCCGTCTTTCAACAGAGCCCCACCGGTGAAGATCGGGTTCGTCTTCGTCGGGTTGTTCTCTCGCGAACGAGCGTCACGATTGGCCTCCTTCATGGCCGTATCGTTCTGCAAGTCGCGGAAGGCGCGAGAGCCGACGAGGCAGAGATAGTTTTCCTCGTCCAGTTCCGGCAGCATCCACGGCGTGATCTTCGGCCGGCCGTTGTAGACGCCGGGATTCGCGGGATCGACGCCGGTCTGCTGCGCCAGGTCCTTCATCAGTTCACCGACGACGCTGGTGAACTTGTCGGCGGTACCGTCCACGTTGCCGATGGCGGTGGCGAAGGTCGTGGAGTAGTTGCCGACAGCCGCGCCAAACAGCACGCGGTCATAGTTGGCCTGAATCCAGCTATCCTTGTTGCCGGACGTGGCGTCCTTCCAGCGGATGCCGTTCACGCGATTGCCCGGCGCACTGAGCCGCCCCGCCTGAATGGTCGCGGTCGGGATCGACAGCAGCGAGTCCACCAAATCGTCACGAACGATGCGCTTGGACCAGTTGCGGAGCGCCTGCCGCGCCGTGGAGCGAACCGAGAAACTCGATTCCTTGTTTGCCGCGCGGTTGTTGGCGACAGCGTTACGAGCCCAATCCGCCCACAGCGGCATGCCATAGGTGTCAAGCTGCTCTTCGTTGCCACGCAGCGTTCCGGCGCCGACGCCATCACCGATCATCTGGTTGACGAGCGGAACACGGATTTCCTTGCCGTCTGCCGCCAGATCGTTCATGCGAACGATGGGCGAAGACGACGTGGAGCCCATATAAGGGTCCAGACGATTAGCCCGCAGGAAGTCAAACGTAACGTCCCGGCGGAACTTGATGAGTTCGTTATTCGGATGGTTCGAGGTAAGAGCCATCGTAATATCCCTTCAATGTGACGCGGGCTAGCGCCGCGCGTTCGTCACTTCTTCGAAGAGATCGGAATCGGACACGTCACCGCTTGCTGCGGTGCTGCTGGTGGCCGAACCGACCTTGTTCAATGAGGGAGGAAGCTTGACGACGTTCGGGGCTGCACCTTGCGCGCCGCGAACTTGCTGTTGAGCTTGGCCGAGCAACTTGGCTTGGAACGTTGGGTCTTTTGCCAAGCGCTCTTCAAGCTGCTTGTTGAACCACGCTTCCGGGTCAGCGCCGATCTGCTGATAGATGGATTTCTGCTGATGCCACCGCACGATGTCACCGAATGGGTCCATCGATTGCATGGCGCGCTGATACGTGGCGAACACTTCCGGGTCGCGAGACTGCATCCCATCGGCAATCGCCTTGTACGCCGCGTCCACCTTTTCCTGACCAAATTCGCGGACGGCCTCGCGGCGCGAATAGAACTCGCGCAACTGGACCATTTCGGATTTGATCGGGTTGACCGCCTGCGAAACACCATGTTCAAGGAACCGGTTCGGATCCTCGAACACATCAGGAGCCGGCGCGGCTTCCTGTTTCGGCAAGCGGCCTTGCAGTTCGGCAATCTGGCGCATCAAGCGCTGTTCGGTTTCCTGAGAACGGCGCAAGGCCGCGTCTCGCTCTTCCCGAAGTTCGCGCATGCGCCATGACGGGACCTGAGCGTCGTCGCCGTGGTCAGCCGCTTGTGCGGTCTGTTCGGCCTGCTCCTGAGCCTGTTCGGTCTGCGCTGCAAACCGCCCTTGCTCATCGCGGGCCTGCTCCGTGGCTTCCGTTGCGGTTTGGGCCTGAGCCTGATCCGCGCCTTCCACCTGCTCATGACTCGTCACGCTGTCAAACAGCTCTTCGTCGTTCATGCTTTCCTCTAATCGCCGTTTCGTGGCGGAACGTGTGCCGGCATCTCGCTGCGGGCGTGCGTGTGCGCCGTCTCGTGGTTCGCCTACGATTCCATCGGGGCAGCCGCTCGCAATTCGCGGTCCGCCTGCCTGTCGGCCGCTTCCTGCGCCATCTTGAACGGCGCTAGAGCAGCTTCCTGATTTGCCTTGTTCGCAGCCGCGCGGCTCTGTTCTGCGCGCGCGTTCTGTGCGTTGATGTCGGCCGCAACCTTCGCATCCTGCAACATCGGGTGCGGCTCATAAGACTGTTGCTGCGGCGCGGTCTGTTCAGGCGTCATGGCTTCCTGAGCCTTTGCCATGTTCAGCGCGGTCTTGGACTTGGTTTCGTCTACCTTCGCCGCCTCACCCGCCAAGGCGATCTGCTTTGCTTGCTGCTGCGCTGGGTCAGGCTGGTTCAGCATATCCAGCAACTTTTTCTTGACGCTGAATTGCAGCGGGGCGAGTTCGAGCAACACGGCAGGCGGAATATTAGCCCCCTTCGATGCCATGACCGTGAGCGTGTCGTAGGCGTCGGCCTGCATGTTCACGCTGTCCGCGCCCTCGTCGATGACGATATCCACATCAAGCGTGCCAAGCGAATTGATCAGCGTCGGCATCCCGGTCATCGGGTCCGTGCCAACTCCATTAACCTGAACCATCTGCATCAAGTTTTCATCGTCGGTCACTCGGATCCAACGCTCGGCCTGCCAGTGCTGCCGCACGGCGTTCCAGATCGTTCGGTAAAGCCGCAGCTTCCATCCCTTGTAGCCAAGGATATACGGCCCAAGCTCGGCCATCCCGGCTTGCTGCAATAGCTGGATCGCACGACCCGACTGGTTCGAGAGATCGCCAATGAGAGCTTGGTTTGGGCCGTAGTTCTCAAGCTCCGAGATGGCGTTTTCCATCAACTTAAGCTGGCCAGCAAAGTCGAACGACTGGTCATCGGCTTTAACGCCCGTGGTCACGTCCGTCGTATTCAGAACCACCACACCATCGGGCCGCGCCCATTCACGCCGCGCCGTTTCCACTTCTTGAACGGCACCTTGCGCCATGATCAACCGGCGTGACTGCAATGAAAACAGCGCGCGCGACCGGCGCGAGTTATATTCGTCCTGCGCGGACTTCATGTTGCGGACGAACCCGTAACGGTCGCCGTCGTGGTCCACGTTGCCGGAGAACATGACGAACTTGCACTCGTCCTGGTTCTTCTCGTTCTTGAGGTATGAATCTCCCTCCATCAGGATCGCGGAGCCGGTGAAGATCGCCCAGCACCAACCGCCCTTGTGTCGATACCAGATATCTACCAGCCGAATGAGCCGCTTGGTTCCGCTGCTCATGAACCATTTATTGTCCCGGTCAGGGTTCGATGTCAGATCGGTCGCATTCTCCTGCGCGTTCTGTAGTTCATCCTCCTTATCGGGGAACATCTCGATTGCGGTTTCGAGGTCAACCCATTTGCCAACGCCCATATACATCGCGTCGGAAAAGTCACCACGATAAGAACGCGGATCGTAGAAGAACGAATCCGGCTCTACAATCTCGAACGAAACCTCGGCGTCTCCCTGATCGCCTTGGGTAATCTCGATTTCAACGCCGCCGATACCATCGATTGCGCCATCACGCGCCACCTCTGGCGATTTGGCTTTCCACTCCTGCTCATCCAGCACGTACCGTAGCGCGGCGGTCGCCAATTCGGCGCCCTGCTCATGCTGCGGCGTGCGAGGATATGCCTTCGGGTCTTGCCGCAACCGTTCGATAAGCCCGACAACGCCATCGATCTTACGGCCGATCCGATTAAACGTGACAACAGGCTGCCTGCGCTTGTTGAAAACCTCTATCTGCTTCCGCGTCCACTGGTCCGAGTGGTAATAGCGCCGCGCGTTTTTCTGCTCTTCGATCTCGGACGTTTTCGAAGTCAGATAATCGTCATAAGCCCGGCGGCAGCGGGCCACGCTCCAATAGTCCTTTTCAGGCGCACCGGTAGCGCGGGTCGCCAACGCGCCCTGTGTTTCGATACCGGTTTGCTGCATCTAGAATGTCTGCCAGTCTGCTGCCGGGACCGCTATGGCTGATCGATAACCGCTGATGTTTTTGACCTGCGGATTCGTATTCGCCGCCTTCACCCACGGACGCGACATGCAACCATAACGCCAATCGTCTGCGGCGTGATCTTCCATGTCGCTGTCCAAATCTTCCGGCCTATCAGGATCGTGCTGCAACGCGGGGATCGTCCGAATGCTGTCCGTGCATGTCGAGAAACAGGCAACCATCGGCAACCCGTCATCATCACCGACGAAGCGCGCTCGCATCTGATCCCAGCCGCCGAGCGCCCCCTTGCCCGGCACGCGCTTGTTGTCCGCCGGTCGAAAGACGACGTTGAAACCGCCCTTACCGTTCGAGCCCGAACCCCTCATCATCCGTTCATGAATCGAAGGGCCGCCGTCTTCGCTGAACGCCGCCGGATCCAGAACGCCGTAGCTGATAACGTCGCCCTTCTCGCGGCTCGCGAGCCCGGCGCCGACTAACTCGGCGTGCATCTTCAAGCCCGTATTCGGCTTACCGACCTGACAGCCATACCATTCGCGATAACGAACCAGGCAGCCGCGTGGCAGCCAAGCGCCAGATGGAAGCTTGAACTTATCGCCGACAACAGCCCACCAACCGAACGAGAACGGCTTGGCCGATCCCCAGTCACCCGACCTGAACCGCAGCCAATCGCGCGGCACTTCGAACGGCGTAACGACATGGCGTTTAGCATCCCAGCAATCGAAGAACGCGCCCTCGATAACGTCCCAGTCGCCCCAGCGCATGGCTTGTACCAGCGCCGCCGACCCAAGACCCTCAAGGCGAAGCTCATAACCCGGATCGTCCTCGCCCATGCTTGGGTTATCTTCAAGGCGTGCCGGAATGTACTGTCGCAACATGCCGCCTTCATTGGCCGGCATCCGCCGCAACTCCATCGGCTGGCCCGACGTTACGAATGTCGTCTTGACCCACAGATGCCCGATGTTGCCGGGGTTTGCGCCGCACAGAATGCGCGGGAACATGCCGGCATAGCTATCAGGAACTGTGATGCCAACCATGCGAACGCGATTACGGAGAAACCGGTACATGCTCTCCGTGAAGTGCGTCAGCTCATCGACAATAAGGACGTGGATTTCAGCGCCCTGATATTTGTAGATGTCCTTCTCGTCCTTGCAGTGGCAGAGATAGATCTTCGATCCGTTCCAGAACCGAATCTCATCTTCAACAATCGTGCACCAGCCCTGAGCAACCCATCCCGCCAGCATGGCGCGGAAGCCCTTCGGGCCTTCCATGTGGTTCTTGTTCAGATCGTCCCGGATGCGTCGGAACAAATAGACCTGTAGCCCAGGTATCGCCGTACACCAGACAATGGCCGCAATTCGCATTAGATGCGATTTGCCGCCTCCCGCAGCGCCGCCGTACAGAACCTCCGTCGCGGCGGTTTCAAACGCCGCCCATTGCCTAGGATGAAGATGAAGGTTCAGGGCGTCCGGTGAGGTTGATGATCGGTACGAGCGGAGCGCCGTCTGCACCTGTCACCTCCTGAGTAATCTTGTCGCCATACTTTTTCGGCGCCATGCGAGCCATAAGCCACTTGCGAGTATCAACACGCAGGCGAGATCGAGCCAGAACCTCCTTGTTCTCGACTTCCTCGGTCGAGCCATCGGTACGCTGGCGCTCCATCCAGTCATTCGTGCCGTCGTCGGAAATCTCAATGATTTCCTCGGCGTAGTAATCAGCCTGAGCTTCGCGCGCGCTCGCGTACTGGTCGCGGAATTCAGCGTGAGAAGCCAACCAACGCATCACCGTTGATTTGTCCGGCATATTCTCGTCACGGCATATTTCGCGGAGGCTTTCACCCAAGCCAAGACGAATGCAGATCGCGGCGGTTATCTCAACATTGTAATCGGACGGGCGACCTGCAGGCACTACGCGCAATCCCCATCTTCCGGCGCCTGATAAATCGGCTGCGCTTCATCCTCGCCCAATGGGATCGTGAGGATAATACCGTTGGGCTTGCGAAGCTCAGCCAACTCGTATTCGGACAGCTTGACGCCCCTCAGCATAAACATCTGCGGAGGCTGAACGGCAAACATTCCCCAATGCGAAATGCTAATCATGCTGGGTCATCCAATGGCGCGCTGTATTCACTAGGCGCGGTGTCGGACACTTCGAATATCGGCGTATTGTCGTAGGTGCCGCGAAACGACCCGGCAGGCTTCCCACAAAGACGCTCGTAGTATTCCGACTCTGCGCCTTTCAACCCGGCGCTAGCCTCGGGGATAAACCCTGTCAGGCACTTGGTGCGGAACGGGAGGATGTCGGCGGTCAACGGATAATCTCCACAGCCTGCCAATGACGGACTGACGCCATTTGCCGCTTGAATCTGATCTCTTGATCGCGGGCGCATGAAATGCAGCGAGTTACAGCCAGACCGTCGTTGAAGGCTTGCAAACGCGCCGCCTCGATTGGCTCTTCACAGTCTTTGCAGAGTTTGGGCTTCGGAATTGCCTTCCCGCTCTTAACGCGACCGTGGAAGAGTTTGACCACATCACCCATGCGGACACCTCTGAATCAAAAACGCCCAGAAGCTAAAAGCCTCCGGGCGCTGAGCAAATCACTTGCCAGTAACCGAAGATTGAATCATCAACGGTCCCCTGTCAAGGCCCCGCTTTTGCGTCTCGATGATATCCCCAAATCGGCCGACTGATAACTCCGTCGCTGGCCCGGTCCACCCTTCCGACGAAGCGCGTATATCGTCCTCGACTTCGACTAGGACGCCGTTCCGTCGATATGTCTTGGGCTGGTTCGGAACGATGGGTGCGCTTTCGAGTTTCCAGAGCCGCACAAGATCATCCAGCGCTTCGACCATGCGGCCCGACACGTACCCTTCCGCTCGCTTGCCGCTCAGTCCACCGCCTGTCTGCGACCAATCGCTTGCGACGTCCTCGACGCGTCGGCCCTCACCAACCAGCGAAACCAGTAGCCGCGATCCGACCGGCCCGAGTTCTCGCATCACCCGAGACAATTCCAGCGATGCCCGGATTAGATCATCCGATATAGGATCGCCGGCCCCGCCGCCGTCTACAGGCTCTTTGGTCGTGTCCATGGCTTGATTGCGTCCGACCGACGCCATCTCCCACAGTTTGCGGAAACGGTCCCCAGCCTGCTTCTGCGAGGCGTCTATGCGTCCTCGGCTGTGCATGTGATCGATCGACGATTCCCGCACGTTGACCTTGGCGACGTAGCGCTGCCCGGCCTCAAGTGGATCATCAACCATGCGCTCGCCATGCTCGACACGTCCCTCTGCGCCGAAGGACAGGTAAGGAACGCGCTTCTTTGACTTTGCCATATCTCGTCGCCCCTCGTCTCAGTCCAATCAAAATCCAAACCGCTCTACGCCCCACAAAGATCAACTCCCGCGACCAGCGGATGCCGGGTGCGGTCATGCGTAGATGTCCTCTACCGGGTCATCCAGCCCGGCCTTGGTGTCGTGGATAGCGTCCAGCGGATCGTCCACGCTCCGGCGCACGGCGGTGATTGTCGCGCCCGGCATCGCGTTCTTGACCTTCGCCAGATCGGGATACGCGGCGAGGATGCGCCCGATCTCGTCGAGCGTGTAGACCGTGACCTTCCGTCCTTCCGCGATGATGTGACGCGCGCTGGCGTCATCAGGCACGATAGCGATGACGTAGGCCGCGCGCTCCGGCGCGTCCGACATTCCCGGATCAGTGACGGCCACCTCCCACACCTGCGGGTGCAACGGCTGCTTGCCTGCGGCGCTCGCCGCCTTGTCGAGCGCCACCCATGCCGTCGTCATCCGGTTTGCCTCGCGGCGGACCTGTTCAAGATCGCCGTGCCAGACAGCCTGGTTGAGCAGATAGCGTTGGCGGTCGAACTTCTCGCGAAGCTCGGGGCTCACCAGAAGCCGCAATCGATCGGCGCCCCACTTCGCCTCCATCTCGGCCGCTGTCTCGTCGGCGCCGTCGAGGTAGGCCCGACCCGAAATGTACGTGCCATTCGAACGTGCCCATGACCGTTCGTCGGACAAGGGGCGGACGGTCGTGTCGCCGGCGATGATGTCCTTCGGTTTTGCCATGCCTATCGCCTTTCGAGCCAATGCCATTCGTAGGCTTGGTGGGTTTCGCACCAGACGAGTGAAAGCTGTTCGTCTCCACTGATCTCATCGAGATCGTCGATATCGCTGGGGTCGAGGCGATGTTCGCCTTTAACGATCAGGCCATCATCGGACATCGGCTACTCCTTCGAAGCAGCAGCCGCGCCAAGCGGCGCTGCTACTACGTAGTAGTAGGGGTGACTTCCGCGACTTCCGCATAATGTTTTCAATCACTTACTTACCCCTTCTCCGCAACTTCCGCAGACTTTCGCATTAGCAATTTCAATGACTTAGCAGGTGCTTCTCCGCAACTTCCGCAGCACATTTCAGATCACTCCAATGACTTTGAGCCCGCGAATTTTGGCGTGCGGATCACGCATTTCGACCGTCAGAACATCATTCATCAGCCACGTCTCGATCATGCTTTCCGCAAGCTGCGGAGCGATCTGGAACGACGTATTCATGATCTTCG